GTGACCTCAGCGACGCCGAACTGGCCGGGCTTCAGGCCGAATTCTTCGCCCGTGTCGATCATCTCGTCGCGGCCATTGAGCGCAAGTCGCTGGCTGCGGGACTGGATCGAAAGCCTGCCGCGCGAGCAGCGGGGGCAGGCGCTGCGGGCGGCGGTCAAGGCGACGCCGAGGCTGAACGACGACCAGATCGCGCCGCCTGAGGACTGGCGCACCTGGGTGCTGCTGGGCGGGCGCGGGTCGGGCAAGACCTTCGCCGGCGGCTTCTGGATGAACGAACTGGCGCGGGGCGCGGATATGACCTTCGCCCTGGTCGGAACGGCGCTGCACGACGTGCGCGAGGTGATGGTCGAGGGTCCGTCCGGGCTGAAGGCCCAGGCGACGGCGGACAACCGGCCGCGCTGGGAGGCGGGGCGGCGCAGGCTGGTGTGGCCCTCGGGCGCGGCGGCCTATGCGTTTTCGGCCGAAGACCCGGACAGCCTGCGCGGGCCGCAGTTTCACGCGGCCTGGGCGGACGAATTCTGCGCCTGGAGGAACATCGAGGCCACGCTGTCGAACCTGAGGTTCGGGCTGCGGCTGGGGGCTGACCCCAAGCTGGCGATCACGACGACGCCCCGGCCGATCCCGGCGCTGAGGCGGCTGTTGGCCGAGCCGGGGGTGGTGAAGGCGCGGCTGGCGACCAAGGACAACGAAGCCAATCTGGCGCCCGGGTTCCTGGGCCATCTGCAGAGCCTCTACGCCGGGACGCGGCTGGAGGCGCAGGAGATGGAAGGGCTGGTGGTCGAGGCCGACGGCGCCCTGTTCCGGGCCGAGGACCTGGCGCGGGCGCGCGGGAGCCGTCCGGCGCGGTTCGAGCGGGTGGTGGTGGCGGTCGATCCGCCCGCCAGCGCCCACGGCGACGCCTGCGGGATCGTGGTCGCTGGGCGCTGGGACAAGGCGGGCTATGTGCTGGCTGACCGTTCGGCGCGCGGCCTGTCGCCCGCCGGATGGGCGCGGCGCGTAGCGGAGACGGCGCGCGAGTTCGACGCCGACCTGGTGCTGGCCGAGGCCAATCAGGGCGGGGAGATGGTGCGCACCCTGCTGGGGCAGGCGGACTGTCCGGCGCAGGTGAAGCTGGTTCACGCCAGCCGGTCCAAGAAGGCGCGGGCCGAGCCGGTGGCGGCGCTCTACGAGCAGGGCCGGGTGGTCCATTGCGGGGCGTTCCCGGCGCTGGAGGAAGAGATGATGGCGCTGGGCGGGGAGGCGCCGGGGGGCAAGAGCCCGGATCGGGCGGATGCGCTGGTTTGGGGCCTGACGCATCTGCTGCTGGCCGGGAAGACGCAGCCGAGGTTGCGGGCGCTCTAGCGGTTTCCTTCTCCACTTGAGGGAGAAGGTGGACGGCGAAGCCGGACGGATGAGGGGGGGGGAGCAGGCTGGCCGCCTCTGGGAGGGCCTCGCGTCGACACCCCTCATCCGGCCCTGACGGGCCACCTTCTCCCACAAGGGGAGAAGGGTTTGGACATGGAGAAACACATGGATTGGCGACGACCGTTCGGTCGGCGGCGCGTTGCTGCGCCCGAAATCAAGGACAGCCGCACCGGGCCGCTGATCGCCCTGACGGGGGCGGGGCGGGCGCGATGGACGCCGCGCGATTACGCGCATCTGGCTGACGAGGGGTTCGGCAAGAACGCCGTGGCCTATCGCTGCGTGCGGATGATCGCGGAGGCGGCGGCCTCGACACCGCTGATGGTGATGGTCGGGGGCGTGCGGAGCGCGGACCATCCGTTGGCGCGGCTGATCGACAAACCCAATCCCGAGCAGTCGGGCGGCGAGTTGATGGAGGCGGTTTACGGCGCGTTGCAGACGGCGGGCAACGCCTATGTCGAGGCGACGGGAGACGCCGACGGGGACGGGGCGCCCGACGAGTTGTGGGCGTTGAGGCCCGACCGGGTGAAGGTGGTTCCGGGACGGGCGGGCTGGCCGGAAGCCTATGAGTATGCGGTCGGCGGGCGCGCGGTGCGGATCGGGCGGCATGGCGACGGCTGGTCGCCGGTCATGCATCTGAAGCTTTTCCACCCGACAGACGATCATTACGGGTTTTCGCCGCTGGAGGCGGCGGCCTTCGCCATCGACGTGCACAATGCGTCCGGGGCCTGGAACAAGGCGCTGTTGGACAATGCGGCGCGGCCGAGCGGGGCTCTGGTCTATGGGGCCAAGGATGGAGAACGGCTGACGGCGGATCAGTTCGAGGCGTTGAAGGCGGAGTTGGGCGAGGCCCATGCCGGGGCGCGCAACGCCGGGCGGCCGCTGTTGCTGGAAGGCGGGCTGGACTGGAAGCCGATGAGCCTGACGCCGCACGACATGGACTTCATCGCCGGGAAACACGCGGCGGCGCGGGAGATCGCGCTGGCGTTCGGCGTGCCGCCGCAGCTGCTGGGGATTCCGGGGGATGCGACCTACGCCAACTATCGCGAGGCGAACGCGGCCTTCTGGCGCGGGACGGTGATCCCGCTGGTGAGGAAGGCGGCGGGGGCGATGACGGGGTGGCTGGGGAGCCGCTTCGTCGACTGCCGGATCGAGCCGGATCTGGATGCGGTTCCGGCCCTTCAGGTCGAGCGGGACGCGCTGTGGGCGCGGCTGAATGCGGCTGGCTTCCTGACCGAGGACGAGCGGCGCCGGATGGCGGGGGTGGGAGAGTGATGGAAGCGATGAGGAAGATGCCCGTCGCCCTGATCGCGGCGCTGCTGGTGCAGACTATCGGCGGCCTGGTCTGGGCCGGCGGGGCGGCGGCGCGGATCGCCACCCTTGAGCAGCGCGTGGACGAGCAGAGGCTGGTCGCCGAGCGGCTGGCGCGGCTGGAGGCGCAGGGCGAGGCGACGCGGGCTGCGGTCGAGCGGATCGAGCGGCGGCTGGAGGAGAAATGATGGCGGCGACGAGCCGAGCAAAGACGGGCCTGGCCATAGCCGGCTACGCCTCTCTGTGGGGCGTGGCGGACCTGAACGGGGACGTGACGGCGCGCGGCGTCTTCGCCGGGAGCCTGAGCAAGACCGGCGCGAGCGGGGTGCGGATGCTGCACCAGCATGAAAGCCGCGCCGTGGTCGGCGTCTGGGACCGGATGGTCGAGGACGAGCGCGGTCTGTGGGTCGAGGGACGGATCGAGGACTGGTCCGCCGAGGCCCGCTACGCCGCCGCCCTGACGCGCGCCGGGGCGCTGGACGGGCTGTCGATCGGCTTTCGGGCGACGAAGGCGCGGCGCGAGGGGCGCCTGCGGGTGCTGAGCCGGGCGGAGTTGTGGGAGGTGTCGCTGGTGACGTTTCCGATGCTGCCGGGGGCGCGATTCAGGCGCGCAAGGCCGGAAAAGGACGACGGCCGGCATTGAGGCCCTCGGCGACATAATGGTCGTGCATGGCGCGTAGCCAATGCCAGGTCACGAGGAGGAAGCCGATCGCAGCGCAGATGGCGTAGGTGCTCCAGTAGCTGAGAGGCCAGGGTCGACCCAGTCCACGCGTCAGTAGAGCGACAGGATCGTCCAGCAGGGCCAGGGCGGCCAAGGCGACGCCGAACGCCAGGCAAAGCGGAATAACGAACGGCGCCAGCCAGACCGGAGGTTTGGCGCCGAGGCGGGCGACGGCTGCCTGAAGCAGCGGAGGCAGGGTCGCCACAGGAGGATGGGAGCCGATCGCCAGAACCTCGTGAAGCGGCTCGTATTCCGGCTCGTCGGAAACCTGGGTCCGCTGGAGGGGCGTCAGGCGGCGATGGCGTTTTCTCTGCGCTTGGCTCTGCAGCCGGCCGATCAGGAATGAGGCGGCGGGCGGGACGAGCATGAGCAGGGGCGCAAACCAGATAAACTTGAATTGACCATCGCCATGCTTGGCTACGGCGTAGAGGGACAACGGCAACAGAGACAGCCAGGCCCAGACAAGTTTTAGAATCCAGGACTGCCGGACGGCGTCAAGAAACTGTGAGGTTGGGCTTGAGGCGATTGGCATCAGTCGGTCGTCTTCAATCGCGAACGGTTGGCGGCCGGGCCGCGCAGGCCGGGTTCCTGCTGGCGGTAGCCGCGTAGCAGGCGAGCGCAGGATTCGGGCGTCTGTCGGGCGGCGATAGCGCGGCCGCGGGCATGGGCTTGGCGCAGGGCCTCCTGTCGGTCCGGGGCGGCGTAGGGGGCGTGGCGCCGCAGATGGGCCTCGAAGGTCTGGTCGCTATCCGGATCAAGGGCTTCGCAGGCGCCGAGGATCTCGAACAGGCGGGCGTCGAGGGAGACGTCGGCGGATAGGCGGGGCGGATCGGCGGGCGCTATCTGGGGCGAACCTTGGGACGAATTCTGGGACATGGTCGGACGCTCAGGGGTTGAGCAGGCCGTGAGGGCGATAGCCGACAGCGGAGCCGTGAGGGCGACGCCTACGAGTTTCAACATCCATCCTCCATGTCCTCCGGTTCGATAACGGGAGGGTCGCACGCTTTTGAAGCGAGGCAAAGGATGGGACGGTTCCGGGCCTGGCCCGGTTTGACGGCGCGCCGCAGGACGGTCGCGCATTTTTCTGGAGACATCATGAAAGAGACCAAGACCGTCTCGGGTCATCCCGAGGCGCGCGCCGCCATGCATGAGATGATGGCCGCGTTCGAGGCGTTCAAAGGGGCGAACGACGCCCGTCTGGACGAGATCGAGAAGAAGGCTTCGGCCGATGCGCTGCTGGAGGAGAAGGTGGCGCGCATCGATCAGGCGGTGGCCCAGGCGCAGGCGCGCATGGACCGTGCGCTGAGCGAGAGCCGCAGGCCGATGCTGGGCGCCGAGCCGCCTGCCGTCGTGGCGGCGCCAGAGGCCAAGGCGGCGTGGGACGGCTATATGAAGTCGGGCGCGTCGCATGGGCTGGAACTGAAGGCGGGGCTGTCGTCGGCGTCGAACTCGGCGGGCTATGTCGTGCCGCCGGAGACGGAGCGGGCCATCGAGCGTCGTCTGATGGCGGGCAGCCCGATGCGCGAGATCGCCACGGTGCGCACCGTCGGCTCGGGCGTGTTCAGGAAGCCGGTGTCGACGGCGGGCGTTCAGGCGGGCTGGGTGGCCGAGACGGCGGGCAGGCCCGAGACGGATCCGGCGACGCTGGCGCTGCTGGAGTTCTCGTCGGCCGATCTCTACGCCTGCCCGGCGGCGACGCAGAGCCTGCTGGACGACGCCCTGATCGACCTGGACGAATGGCTGGCGGCCGAGGTTGAGGACGCCTTTGCGGCGCAGGAGACGGCGGCTTTCGTCAGCGGCGACGGGATCAACAAGCCGAAGGGCTTCCTGGCCTATGACACGGCGACCGAAGGGACGCAGACCTGGGGCCAGATCGGCACTGTGGCGTCGGGCGCGGCGGGCGGTTTCGCGACCACCAATCCGGCGGACAAGCTGATTGACCTGATCTATGCGCCCAAGGCCCAGTTTCGGCCGAACGGGCGTTTCGTGATGAACCGACGCACGGTCTCGGCGGTGCGCAAGTTCAAGGACGCGGACGGCAACTATGTCTGGTCGCCGGCGACGCGGCCGGGCGAGACGGCCAGCCTGCTGGGCTATCCCGTCACCGAGATCGAGACCATGCCGGATGTGGCGGCCAACAGTCTGTCGATCGCGTTCGGCGACTTTGCGCGCGGCTATCTGATCGTGGATCGCGCGGGGGTGCGGGTGCTGCGCGACCCCTATTCGGCCAAGCCCTATGTGCTGTTCTACACGACCAAGCGCGTCGGCGGCGGGGTGCAGAACTTCGATGCGATCAAGCTGATGAAGTTCGCGGCTTCGTAAGGACGGCGAACGAGCGCCCTCTACCCTTGTGGGAGAGGGAGGGGCCCGCCGCGTGAGCGGTGGGAGGGTGAGGGGTTTCGCGCGGCAAGACCCCTCATCCGTCCGCCTTCGGCGGCCACCTTCTCCCACAAGGGGAGAAGGAAAAGGAACATAGGGAGATTTGAATGAGCGCACCCGTGAGCCTCACGGAGGCGAAGCTGTTCCTGCGCGTCGAGCATGAGGCGGAGGATGGATTGATCCAGACGCTGATCGACGCGGCCAGGGCGCGGGTGGAGGGGGAGGTCGGCTTGAGCCTGACCTCGACCTCGCCGGCGCCGCTGAGGTTGGCGGTGATGATGCTGGTGATGCGCGCCTTTGAGCGCGGCGAGAGCGAGATGTCGGCGGCGCCGGTCGAGGGGTGGATCGCGCCCTATCGCGTGGTGCGGCTGTGAGCGCGGGCGCGATGAAGGTGGTGGCGTCGCTGGTGCGGCCCGTGGCGACGCAGACGCCCTATGGCGGGCAGGTCGTCAGCTATGAGCCGGTCGGGTCGCTGTGGCTGGCGCTGGGCGCGCGCAGGCGGCGCGAGCGGACGGAAGGCGGCGTGACGCGCGGCGTGGAGACGCTGAGCGCCACGGTGCGGGCCGATCCGCGGCTGGAGGAAGGGTTGGTCGTGCGCTTCGGCGGAGCGGATTGGGCCGTGGTCGGGATCGAGGCCGATCCAAAGGCGGCGGGCCGCGTGCGGCTGGACGTGGAGCGGGCGCGATGAAGGATCATGAAGGGGCGCTGGTGAAGGCGCTGATCGCGCACCTTGGGGGCGATGGAGCGCTGAAGGCGCTGTTGGGCGACCCGGCGCGGATCTGGGATGAGCCGCCGCAGGGTGCGGGATTTCCGCATTTGCTGATCGGGCGGTGCGAAAGCCGAACGCTGAACGCCGACGGCGGCGGGGTGGAGCAGAGGCTGACCCTGACCTGCGCCAGTCGGTTCAGGGGGCTGGAGGAGGCGCGGGCCGTGGCGGCGGCGGTGCGGGCGCGGCTGGCCGATGCGCTGTTGGAAGCGGACGGGGTGAAGGCGGTCAACGTGGCGGTGACGTTCACGGACCTGTTCCGCAGCCCGGATCTGAAGCGGGCCTGGGCGGTGATGCGGCTGAGAGCCGTGACGGAGGAGATCTGAGATGAGCGCACAACGGGGCAAGGACATCCTGCTGAAGATCGAAGGCGCCGCCGGCGCCTTCGTGACGGTGGCGGGGCTGAGAGCGAGGACGATCTCGCTGAACGCCAAGACGGTGGATGCGACCGACAGCGACAGCGTCGGGCGCTGGCGTGAACTGCTGGCGGGGGCGGGCGTGAAG